AAAGCAATTGACAGTGAGGGTGCAGCCAGAGCTGTTAGTAAAGCAATAAATCAAAGTGCTGCTAGATCTAATCCATACCTTTCACGCGCAGCTGTTAAGAAGTAACCATGACAGTATGGAATCCTGATTGGAAACTAATTGTCAGTGGAGTAGATTACACTGACATAGCAATTAGCGATATTCTGCATGAGTCTGGTCGTGATGATATTTATTCACAACCAAATCCATCTTATATTGAAATTAATTTAGTTGCATTAAATAATCAAATACTACCTTTTGATATTAATGACAGTCTGGACTTACAGGTCAAAGATACATCAGGAACTTATGTAAGTTTATTCGGTGGCGACATTACTGATATAACTGTTGAAGTTGGTGCTACTGGATCAATAGCCACAGTTATTCAATACAGCATTATTGCTATGGGAACACTTGCAAGAATATCTAAAGAAATTTGGGATGGTAACATTTCTCAAAATGAGGATGGCGATCAAATCTATGAAATCCTTTCCAGCGTATTGCTTGGATCTTGGAATGATGTTCCAGCAGCTTCAACTTGGGCAACTTATAATGCAACAGAAACTTGGGAAAACGCAGTAAATATAGGACTTGGAGAAATAGATCAACCCGGTCTTTACACAATGACTGCTCAATCAAATGTAACTGACACCATTTACAATGTAGTTTCAGAAATTGCTAATTCTGCTTTTGGTTACATTTATGAGGATAATGCAGGAAATATAGGTTATGCAGATGCAGACCACAGACAAATTTATCTCTTAGCCAATGGTTATGTTGATCTTGATGCAAGCCATGCTTTAGGTAATGGCCTTTCAACAGTTATGCGTTCGGGTGATGTTAGAAACGATATTTATATTAATTATGGCAATAACTTTAATTCACAGCAAACCGCTACAGATGCCGATTCAATTGCTTTATATGGTTATAAAGCCGAAAGTATCAATTCAAGAGTTCAAGGCTCGGTTGATGCTCAAGAAATTGCTGATCGTTATATTGCTCAAAGAGCTTATCCTTTACCTAAATTTCAATCAATTACTTTTCCAATAACCAACGCAGAGATTGATGACTCAGATCGAAATGCTTTGTTAGGTGTATTTATGGGGATGCCAGTATTCCTTGACAACCTGCCAACTCAGATCTCAGGTGGATCTTTTGAGGGTTATGTTGAGGGATGGTCTTGGTCAACTCGGTTTAATGAACTGTTTTTGACAATTAATGTTTCACCAACCGCATTTAGCCAAGTGGCGATGCGCTGGAATACTGTGCCAATCACAGAGGCTTGGAACACAATAGACAACACTTTGACATGGGAATACGCTACAATCGTAGCCTGAGGATAGGATAATATGGCAACTACCACGAACTACAGCTGGACAACTCCAGATGACACCGCGCTAGTCAAAGACGGCGCAGCGGCAATCCGCGCTCTTGGCACATCAATTGATACAACAACTAAAAATCTAAATCCGTCAACAACTCTTGGTGATATTGAATATAGATCTTCAAGTGCTAACACAAACACAAGATTAGGAATTGGCACTACTGGTCAAATCTTAACTGTTGCTGCTGGGGTGCCATCTTGGGCAACCCTTCCATCAGCTACTAATAAAAATTATTTAATCAATGGTGGCTTTGCAGTTGCTCAGCGTGGTACATCTTTTACTTCAACTGGTGGTGCTAATAATGATGATGCCTATACGCTAGATCGCTGGTATATTCTTAGCGATGGTAATGATGCAATAGATGTAACCCAAGACACCACTACAGTGCCCACAAATGGTGAGTTTGCTATTGCCCTTGATGTAGAAACTGTAAATAAAAAATTTGGTATTGCAACAATTATAGAAAACGCAGATGTTATCGGTTTAGTAGGCAATACAGTTACTTTTAGTTTTAAGGCTAAAGTATCTGCTACCACTAAATTAGATAATGTTAAAGCGGCCATTGTGGCTTGGTCAGGCACAGCCGATACAGTAACTAGCGACATTATTAGTGCTTGGGGTGCAGAAGGCACAAACCCTACTTTAATTGCTAACGCTACTTATGAGAACACGCCAGCAAATCTAAACCTAACAACATCTTATGCCACTTATTCAATAACTGCTCCAGTAGATACTGCAAGCACACAAAACATTATTTTGTTTATCTGGTCAGATGTAACAGATACAACACTTGGTGATTTTGTTTATATTGCTGAATCTAAATTAGAATTAGGTTCAACGGCTACAGCGTTTGAATATGCAGGTGGCACATTTGGAGGCGAAGTGGCTGCTTGCCAGCGTTATTTCCAAAAGTCTTATCAATACACAGATGCTCCGGGAACTGTAACCAATCAAGGTTCAATCATGGCTGCACCTGATGCAAATGTTTCATATAAATCTTTTCCTAATGTGATTTTTCCAACGATAATGCGCAGTCCAACTACATTAACAGTTTACAACCCTGCAACCGGTGTTGCAGGACTTGCAACAGCAATTAGGAATGGAGCTACAAACGCTAATCAACCGATTTTCCTTGATGGCACAAGTCAGAATGGATTTCAATCGTTTGTAGATAATAGTGCTACTAGCACTGGTAATCAATTAAAATTTCACTATACAGCAAGTGCGGAGTTATAAAATGACAAAATACACTTATAAGATCGTAACATCAGGCTTGGGAAATACTGCATTGGTTCGCTCAGATGGTGCAGTAATCCCTGAAAGTAATGATAACTCTGACTATCAGGATTATCTAAAATACTTAGCAGAGAATCCTGTTGAGGATGTCGAGTAACAAACCTTGGCTGTCCAAAGCTGCTGATACTTTACGCGATCAAGTAAATGATACTTTCGTGGATCGCAGCAGGAAGGCTGATGGATGGATCGGTGATCTTAAGCATCAATCAAGGAAATCCGACCATAACCCAAGATCATCAGGTGAGGTATGCGCGATCGATATTGACGCTGGCTTATCTGACGAACAAGGGATTAGTCATGCTTTGGCAGATCAGCTTCGACTCACAGCAAAAAAAGATAAGCGTATATCTTACATAATTTTTAGCAGGAAAATATGCTCAAGGAAATCATTATGGCGATGGGTCGCGTATAAGGGCTTAAATTCCCATGAGAAGCACATCCATGTAAGTTTTAAACCAAACCAAAATGGCGACAAGTTCGACATTCCACTACTGAAAGGCAACTAATGAAAATCACCAATAAGCAAAAGGCAGTCCTAAAGTCCTACTTTCGTGGAGTGTTAGTTTCATTCTTAACATTCTTGGCAAGTAATGAACTTGGATTAGATCCAGCTGTATCAGTAGTTATTGCAGCACTTGCAGGGCCAGCAGCTAGAGCATTAGATAAGACTGAGGGTGAGTTTGGTGTTGGTTCAGAAAAATGACACCCAACGAATTAGTCGCATTTGGCGTTGGCGTTATAAGTATCGCAACCGCTTTATTGCTGGCTCTACGATGGGTTATTAAAAGCTTTTTAAGCGAACTTAAGCCCAACTCAGGCAGTTCAATGAAAGATCAAATTACTAGACTAGAACAGCGTGTTGATGATCTGTTCACTTTAATTAGTAAGCGATAATTTTGCTATGGCGAACACACGGAAACAACCTAAAAGGAAAAAAGTTAATCGTCGTCGCGTTCGCCACACTCCTGAAATAAGCAAACTGGATCAATGGTATATCGTTAAACATGAGATATTTAAGACAGCTCGTAAGGCTGGATTCTCAGAGTCGGTAGCACTATATCTAATGGATAATCCTGATTCAATGCCTGACTGGATCGTAGGCGATAAAGGGATCATCCCAACTATTCCTACTCCCGATGAGGATGAAGATTAAGCGATACTTGGTTATCTCGGATTTACAAATCCCATACCACCATGAAGTAGCAGTTAAAAATGTCATTAAGTTAGCACGCAAAGAGAAGTTTGATTCTGTTCTCTGCGTTGGCGATGAAATCGATTTTCAGACAATTAGCCGTTGGGCTGAGAAAACCCCTCTTGCTTACCAACAAACTCTTGATGATGATAGAACAGCAACTCAAGAAATCCTTTGGGCATTAACTGAGAATGCTAAGGAAGCTCATATTGTTAGATCAAACCATACAGATAGACTTTACAATACATTACTAAAAGTGCCGGGCTTGATTAGTTTGCCTGAGCTGCAATATGCCAAGTTTATGGACTTTGAGTCTTTAGGTATCACTTTCCATAAATCATTCTACGAATTTGAAAAGGGCTGGATCTTGGCTCATGGGGATGAAGGCAACTCAAATCCCAACGCTGGCATAACTGCCCTAAATCTGGCCAGAAAGGCTGGTAAGAGCGTAGTTTGTGGCCACACCCATAAGTTAGGTATGAGTGCCTTTTCTGAGGGCTTAGGAGGCCATTACAGGCCTTTATATGGCATTGAGGTAGGAAACCTTATGAACAAGGCAAAAGCCTCTTATACGAAAGGCTTAGCCAATTGGCAGATGGGTATCGCTATTCTCGAATGGAATGGTAAAAACATGACTCCAACCCTAATTCCTATTAATAAAGATGGCTCATTTACAGCTCTTGGAAAGAGTTATGGGGCTTGAAACAGACTATAGGGTTCGCACGATTGATGACCATATCGATGACTTTGAGGATATTGGCGTTATCTAATCGTTATAAAACACGCGCTAAAAGACTATTGCGCTGTCGGTAAATCCAGTCATACTAATCCCAACGCAAACAAATGTTTTGCGGAACGGGAGCAACAAATGGAAATACTAGGCATGTGGTCATTAATTGCGGGAAGTATGGCAGTTGCATGGTGGACAATAAAGCACACAAATAATGAACATTACGAAAGTGGCTATTGGACTGGTCGTAATGAAGGATGGCGTGCTAGTTTAGAACATCAAGAGCGCGTTAGAAAAATGAAGTCAGATCAGGTATTTGATTATGACAAAAACTGAGGATCTGTTAAATGAAGTCATTAGTACAATCCAAGAGCGTGGAAGTGTCTACGGCCATCCATACTACAATCACAAAAGAATTGCAGGATTGTGGAGTGCATATCTTGATCACCCAATCACACCACACCAAGCTGCTTTATGTATGGCGTTGGTCAAGGTTTCTAGGCTTACTGAAACTCCAGATCACTACGACTCAGTTAAAGACTTTATCGCCTATGGTGCTATCTATAGGACAGTACTCGAAGCAGTCCAAGATCAAGATTTTGAATGGAAGGAATAACTAATGGGTTTTAACTTAGATGATTATGAGGATGTGGCAACCTTAAATAAATGGTTTATCGAGAATTATCCAATGGGTAGATCAGATATATCAGTTATCAGCCACGATCCTAAAGAGGGTTACATTTTGGTTCAGGCTACTTTATGGCGTGATTCAAAAGATGATAAGCCAGCAGTTTCTAACATAGCGTTTGGATCTAGGGAAACTTACATGCCTAACATGAAAAAATGGTATGCAGAGGATACTGCCAGCAGTTCTTTAGGTAGAGCAATAATCTTGCTTAAAGGCAGCAATAAGACAGCTACTAAAGATTCAATGAAAATCGTTGAAGCAGATCAAAAGCAAAACGAATATGAAAAGAAACTTGAACAAAGGCGTTACGGAGCACCCGGCACTAAATCCGCAGCTGTTGAGGATGTTTTAAGAGCTTCATTTGCAGTTGAGAATAAGCAGGATGATCCACAGGCGTGGTCGGTTGCTGAGGCAGTTGATGCGATAGGCAGTTCAACTCCTAAAGAGCCACCATCATGCGAGCATGGTCATATTCTTAAACAAGGTATTTCTAAAACAGGCAAGCCTTATTATGGTTATGTCTGCAAAGGCAAAGTTACCGAACATGCTAAATGGGCAAAGATGACTGCTAATGGTCATTGGTTCTTTGAAGGGATGGAGTAATGGGATACATAGCATTTATTAATGGTAAAGGCATTCAAGTAGTTATGGATGATGATGGTGTGCATCTTGAGGAATCAGTTATCAAATGCGAGGTTTGCGATGATGACCGAGTCTTTAAGGATGGCACATGTTTCAAATGCCACGAATTGATTAACTATGACAAGCCCAACTAGCTTTAAGTGTAATGGTTGCAAAAGAGCCACAGAATTCTTGTGGCTTGATGCCATCGATATGCCTGATGGTTTTAAGGTTTATCAGTGCATGGATTGTGGATGTGTTGGGGTCAAGAATGTAGTTGAGGCTTTAAGTGTTCCTGACTCAGACATAAGCAGATGTGATAAGTGTGGATCATGGCAGTTTAAGGAAATGCCTTGTCATACATGTAATTTGATTGGAGCAAAGTAATGCCAACCTATGAATACAGCTGTAAAGAATGCGGCACATTTGGATCTATCCATAGAACTTACAAAGAGGATGATAGTGGTATGAATTGTCCTAGATGTAAAATTGCTATGGCAAGAGTTTATTCAGCTCCGGGCATCTCATTTAAGGGTGATGGATGGGCAGGTAAAAGCAAATGACAGAAGCAGGATATGATCAGACTTGGAATGAAACCGATGACCTACGCATTACGACATGCCGTCTGACCTGCGGTTTTGTTAGATGATTTGGAGGCGTATGATACCCTTAAACGCAAATTCGCTTTCAGAGCGAAAGGGCGATCTGCGAAGCAGAAAGATCGCAAGGTTTGGTTTGGTGATATCTCTGTCCTTAGGCATGACAATAGCCTTTCAAGAGAATGATTCCGTAGCTCTTAAACCTAAAACTACACATTTCAAACAATACGCATTCATACAGTTAAACCATGACTTCAAAGAGTTCTATTGTCTTGATGAGTTATGGTATAAAGAAAGTAGATGGGATCATAAAGCAAAGAACAAAAGATCAAGTGCTTATGGTATTCCTCAGATACTTAATCTAAAAGAAACAGATCCATTTAAACAGATTGATAAAGGATTGAAATACATAGAACACAGGTATGATAAACCATGTCATGCGCTCGCATTCCATAATCGTAAAGGCTGGTATTAGTGAGTAGATCAGCATTAAGAGATAGTGGTAGCACTAGACAATGGCGTAATATAAGAGAACGAATACTTAGACGCGATCAGTTTATATGCCAGTATTGTGGACAGGAAGCCAATACAGTAGATCATGTAATACCTAGAAGGTTAGGTGGATTAGATAGTGATGATAATTTAGTTGCAAGTTGTCGTAGATGTAATTTATCGAAGGGTGGGCGGTTTTTTGTGAGCAAGAGAACAC